ATTAAAACTTCTGAGAAATCTAAAACTACTAAATCTAATGCATTAAAGAATTTAGCAGAATCAAATCCAAATATAAAAGAATCTATTTCAGATATTTTTAGTTCATTTAAAGAAGATTAATTATGATATTACTAATTATTTTATGTATTATATTCGCAGTAGTTGCAGGATATATGAGTTATAGAGCATATATATTGGCTGGGTTATTAGCCGATACGGAAGATTATTACATTGATGTTGAGAAAACTAACATTTTTATGTATGATAAAATAAAAAAAGCATATGAAAATATGAAACAAATTGATCGTATCGGAGCATTTGAATCAGAAGACGAAGCGGGGACTACATTTGAAATGCTTAAACAAGTTATTGATGAATTAAAAGGAGATTTCGATGGGTCGGAAGAGAAAAAAGAGTAATAGATATTGGACTAAAATAACAGAATTATCTATTGCAGCATATAATAGAACAATAGATAATCCACAATTACGAGAACGAATATATAGAAGATTTGTTTATCCTGCTCTCATGAAATTAGCTGAAAATCTTATTAATAAAATGAAACCAGGTTATATTGATTCAACATTTAAAGATTTACAAACGGATTTAGTAACGTATCTAACCGCGCGGTTAGATAAATTTAACCCAGAAAATGGAAAAGCGTATTCTTATTATACAAGATCTTCATTTAATTATTTAATCGCAGAAAATCAAAAAGCATACGTTAAATTAAAACAAAAATCAGAACCTATAAATATTGATGAAAGCAGAAATGTATTTATTGAAATGCATAATAATGAAATGAAAATGACATTAAAATATTTTATGGATGCATATATAGAATATTGTCAAAACAATCTTAATTATATTTTTACAAATCAAGCCGATATACATGTAGCAGATTCAGTTTTACATATTTTTGAAACAAGAGAAAATATTGAAGAATTTAATAAAAAAGCATTATATGTATTTATAAGAGAGCGTACAGGATTGCAAACTAATAATATTACACGTGTAATTAAAATATTAAAACAAATTTACGAAGTTAAATTTAAGGAATATGAACAAACAGAATTCATAAAATTGCCATTTTGATATTTATATTTAAAGTATCATGATATGGATAATCAAGAAGAATTATTTAAAGGAGTTTCGTTTTCAGATTTAATGTCTGACGTATATCATAATTCCAAGAGAACATCTAGACAAATAAATCAATTAATTGGTCAATTACAACCATTAATACGTAGTTCCTCTGATGCAACTATAATCGTACCATTGATCAAAGAATATTTAGAAGTATCAGTTAAAAATGATGATCATTTAGTAAAATTAACTGCAATAGTACAACGATATATTTCAACTAAACAAACAATTGTTGGGTCTGATAGTTTATTATCAGATGAAGAAAAAAAGCAATTATTACAAATTGCAGATGATACCTTGACTGGAGAATTAGAATCTGAATTAAATTCAATCGAAGATGAAGAAAAACAATTACATAAAAAAATAGAATCAGCTAAAGATAAATTAAAAGGAGATTCTAAAAATGTTTGAATTTGGAGAAGTTATACCGTCTGATTATACTTACATATGTAAAACTCCGGAGAGTCAAACTTTAGGAGATAATTTATTTACTGTAAAAGTTCGTTTAAATAAAGATATTTATAATTCTAAACCGATTTATGCTCGGCCGTTGGATATTAATAATAAAAAAATACCATTAAATGGAGAGCAAGTTTTATTAATAAAAGCTCCAAATCAATATAGCCAAAATCGAGAATTAGGTGCATCGAGAAGTAATTGGTATTATATATCAACAATATCATTACAGTCTTGTATTTCGCATAATATGTTACCGGGTTTAGCAGGAAACTTAAAACAAGAAGAAATTGATAATACTAAATCAGGTGTAACATTTGATCAAACCGTATCAACAAGTCCATTACAACCATATGAAGGAGATACTATTACTGAAGGCCGACATGGTAACAGTATTAGGCTTGGTAGCACCTCTAAACAAGATGAAATAAGATACAATATACAACCTACATGGAATGGAGATAGTGTAAATGATCCTATTATTATATTATCAAATACATTAAAAAGACCAGCAGAAGATGAAACAAATAAAAAACAATTTATCGTTGAAAACATACAAACAGACGACTCTTCTTTATATTTAACTTCAAAGCAAAAGTTATCAGGATTTACATTAAATACACCTCTTAGAAATTATACTTCAGAATCATCTTTTGAAACCTCGCAATTTATAGGAGTTGCAGATAGAGTTATATTAAAAGCAAAAAAGGATATTATAATATTAGATGGTAAAAAATCAGTTGTAATTAATACAGATGAGTTAAAACTAGGTCATGACAAAGCTAATGAACCAATGGTACATGGTATTGAATTAGCAACAATATTAAAAGAGTTAATAGCAATAATTCAAAAACCTAGAGAGGGCGGAGGATTATCTATAGCATTTAAAAAACCTGTTTTATTAGAATTATCTCAATTATCTACACGTGTAGATAATATAAAAAGTGGGAAATTTTTCATATCAAAATAAACTAAAAAAAAATAATATTATGGCAGTTACACCACCTTTAGACAGAATTCCAACGATACCAAATAAACTAATGGAGTTGATTATTGAACAAATAAATAAACAATTAGATAAAATTCAATCTGATACAACAAGTTTATTAAAAGAAACTATAAAATTACCCGTTGATTGTAAATGTGATGATCCTAGGATAAAAAAAGCAAAAGCGACATTAACTGATCTCAATAACGGAATTCAAAAATTACAAACTGAGGTACCGCCTGTTATAGAAAAAGTACAAAAAGCCATGCAAGTTGCAGCTACAGCTGCTGCAGCTATAAAAGCTGCGCAATTCATGACTCCTGGTGTTGGCCAAATGTTATTGGCTGCCGAATTAACTGAAGTTCAAAACACTACAATAGCAAATGCAATAACAGCTGTTAATCAATTAAATGTTATTCCAGGTCAATTACAATCTAGACTAGAATCCATGGCTAAAGATATTGCTAGTTCATTAATTAAATTAAATTCTAAATGTGGTAATTCAGAATCATTTGATATACCTTCATCAATATCAGACAATATTCAATCAGAAATGGATAATATAACAGGCAATGAATTAACTGATGATTTAGATTCTGAATTTTATCAAACCGTGAATGTATCAGATGACGATATAACACAACGAAATGAATTAATTTCGCAATTAGTAGATAGGCAATTAGATTTATTATCTTCATTGCAAGAAGCTCCTAGTCAAATATTTCAAGAAACAAATCCTCCAGATAATAATATAGGAAAAACTGGCGATTATTATGTTGATACAGCAAATAAAATAATGTATGGGCCCAAACCATCACGAGATGATTGGGGAATAGGAGTAAATTATTAATTAATATATTTATATAAAAATAAAACTATTATGGAACAAAAAACATTTTTTACAATTTTAAAAAAGACAATTCGTGAAGAAGTACGAAATGTAATAAAACAAGAATTATCTGAAATTTTAAAAGAGGGGTTACAATCTACTGTTAATGAATTAAAAACAGAACAATTGCAAGAAAATAAAACTTCTTTAAAAAAATCTAAAAAAGTACCTAAATTTAAAAAAACAGGATTTGCTGATGTTTTAAATGAAACAGCTGGATTGTCTGATCCAAGTCCTGTTAGTAATTATGCTAAAATAATGAATGAAAATTATAATGATTTATCATTTACATCAGCTGATGCTCAGGGTTTTGGAATGATGAGACAAAATCAAGCACCATCAGTTATGGAAGATCTAGAGACGGGAAAAACTATGAAAGTTGATCCGGTGGTAGCTAAAGCATTAACAAAAGATTATTCTGCATTAATGAAAGCAATAGACAAAAAGAAAGGAAAATAAAAGATGGCATATCGTATAGTTGGAATAGATGATGCATTAGGAGTTAGTGAACTAGGATTAGGAGCTGATTTTTCTTTCAATCACCCAGCTATTTTTAGAACTGTATATACTACAAATCAAATACAAACTGCGAGATTAAAAACATTATTATTAACTAAAAAAGGTGAACGAGTCATACAACCTACATATGGAAGTGATTTGTTAAATTTTTTATTCGAACCAAATATTAATGAATTAATAGAAGAATTAACTGAAAGTCTCGAGGGGGATATCAATTACTGGCTTCCTGATTTAACAATTGAAAAAATTGATGTATTAACGAATCAAAATGATCCTACATTAATACATGAATTACAAATAACGATATCATATTCAACTGATGAATTAAACCCATTGGCAATAACGATATCATTAACGGAATCTGGTGGTGTGCAAGTTGAATCAACAGACCAAGGAACACAGGGTAATATTATATCATGAAAATAGAAAAAGACATAACATATTTAGGTAAGGATTTTACTCAATTCAGAAAAAATTTAATAGAGTTTACAAGACAATATTTTCCAAATGATTATACAGATTTTAACGAATCGTCGCCCGGATCGCTATTCATGGAAATGGCTGCTTATGTTGGTGATGTTTTAAGTTATTATGCTGATACAAATTTAAGAGAATCATTATTACATCAAGCACAAGAACGTGGAAATATATTTGATTTAGCTAAATCATTAGGATATAAACCAAATAATTCCGTACCTGGATATGTATCATTAGATATATATCACTTAGTTCCAGCTATAGGAACTGGAGATTCTGTTAGGCCTGATTATACATATGCATTACCAATTAAATCTGGTATGCAAGTTGAACATACAAATGGAAATACAGTATTTAGAACATTAGATAGTATTGATTTTGGCTATTCATCTTCATATGATCCTACTGAAGTAACTATATATGAATCTAATGATACTACTAAACTACCAACATATTATTTATTAAAAAAGAAAGCAAAAGCAGTTTCAGGAACAATTAAAACAGCTAAATTTACATTTACGTCTGCAGTAGCATATGATAAAATATTATTGCCAGAGACAAATATTATAGAAATTATATCTATAACTGAATCAGATGGCGATGCGTGGACAGAGGTACCATATTTAGCACAAGATACTGTTTTTGAAGAAGTTCCTAATTTAGCAGAAAATGATCCAGACTTCGTTTCGTATAGATCTTCTTCTCCTAGTTTATTAAAATTAAAAAAGACATCAAAAAGATTTATTACTTCACTTCGAAGTGATAGCCGTACGGAAATACAATTTGGAGCTGGTATTTCATCAAATAATGATGAAGAAATAATTCCTAATCCAGAAAATGTTGGAAATGGATTATCTGGATTTAGACGAGGTGTTGACGTAGATATAGATCCATCAAATTTTTTAAATACTCGAGCTTATGGACAAGCTCCATCTAATACTACATTAACAGTTACATATACAGTAGGAAATGGTATTGCGGATAATGTATTAGCTGGAACATTAGTTAATATAAAATCTATAGAATATAATGATGATGTAAATGCTGGATTAAACGCAGGTTTATTAAATTTTATAAAATCAACTACAGCTGTTAATAATTCAGTTCCTTCTTCTGGAGCTGCTAATGCTGATTCAATTCAGGAAATAAAAAATAATGCATTAGGTAATTTTGCTACTCAAAATCGATTGGTTACTAGAGATGATTATATTATACGATCGTATTCAATGCCGGCGAAATTTGGAAGTGTTGCAAAAGCATATATTGTTCCAGATGATCAAATTACACAACAAGATTTAATTGAATCGAGAATTCCAAATCCATTAGCAATGAATATGTATGTATTAGGATATAATTCATCCAGACAATTAACAACATTAAATAGTGCTATAAAAGAAAATTTAAAAACATATTTAAATTATTATCGAATGCTAACTGATGCTATTAATATTAAAGATGGATTTATTATAAACATTGGAGTCGACTTTGAAATTTCTGTATTAACTAATTATAATAGTAATGAAGTATTACTTAATTGTATTAATAAAATGAAAGAATATTTTCATATCGATCGATGGCAAATTAATCAACCTATAATTAAATCAGAAATTACAAATTTATTAGGAAATGTACGGGGAGTACAAAATATTGTTGCAGTACAATTAAAAAATTTATATGATTCTGATGCAGGATATTCTGGAAATGTTTATGATTTACCATCTGCAACTAAAAAAGGAATAATATATCCTTCTTTAGATCCTAGCATTTTTGAATTAAAATTTCCAAACAAAGACATCAGAGGCCGCGTAGTAAATTACTAGCTTAACATATTTATAGAAAAAAGGAATTATTATGGGCGTATTAAATACTAATCGTGCGCAAATTACATCCGGGGGGTTAATATCAGCCAGTTTTGTTTCAGATTTATATAATGTATTAACAGGCAATGAAGTTGAAACCGTTGTAATTTCTGGATCAACAGCTGCACATACACTTAGTATTAGTGGTTCACTTAATGTTAGTTCTGGAATAACTGGTTCCTTATTAGGTAGTGCAACTTCTGCATCTTATATAGCTGGAGGAAATGTGGATGGTACTGTAACTAGTGCTTCAATATCAACTACAGCAGTAACCGCATCTTATATTGTTGCAGCAAATGTAATTGGTACTGTAACTAGTGCTTCTGCAGCAATATCTTCAGTTACTGCATCTTATATAGATAGTACATTAACATTTGGAACGGGTTCTTCTTTACCATCAGCGGTAAATGGAATGTTAGCAGTATCATCAAGTGGAGATTTATATTTTGCTAGCGCTAGTGCATGGTATAAAGTAACATTAGGATAATAAAGGTTAAATATGTTTAGAATATTTTATGCAGAAAGCGATGCTACATTATATGAACATAAATCTGGATATAATACTGGATTAGACGAAATATTAGAAATTGGAAAACGTTTAGATAATGATGGACAAACATTAAAAAAATCAAGAGCTATTGTAAAGTTCGATATGTCAGATATACAATCTACATTAACAAAATATTCAATTGGATTATCATCATGTAAATTTATGTTACATATGTTTACTAGTCAAGCAAAAAATTTACCTTCTTCATATACGATTGATGCTAAAATTTTAGGACAAGAATGGACGAATGGAACAGGTTATATAACATCTGATCCTAAAGTTCAGGATGGAGCTCAATGGGCTATTCCTCATTCTACTTGGTCATTAGATGGAAGTTCTGGTTCATATTGGATATCTAGTAGCCAAAATATACAAGTTAATAATTCTTCATTATATGTATCTGGTTCTGGAACGGGTGGTAGTTGGCTTTATCAAAGTGGTAGTGATGGTTTTAATGGGATTAATTTTAATCAATCATTTTTTCATCAACCAGGTTTAGATGAACAAGAGTCATTTTCGTTACGTACTACAGACGTATACATGGATGTTACAGATGCAATACAATTATGGATAAGTGGAAGCGGTGGATTTAGTATTGATAATAATGGATTTCTAATGAAATTTTCAGAATCAGATGAATCTACCAATGACAAAGGAGTAATTAGTTTTTTTAGTAGAGATACTCATACTATTTATGTTCCAAGATTAGTTATGTTATTTGATAATTCAGAATACTCTAGCACATTATCACAAGTAGATTTAGAATCATATGCTATATTTACTAAAACTAAAGCTGAATATAAAGATACAGAAATTACTAAGATTCGTATATATGCTCGAGATAAATTTCCTAGCAAATCACCTACTAATTTATTTCCTACACAAACGATAAACCGGTTACCGGATACAACATATTACGCTATTCGAGATGCGGCTACTGATGAATACATAATTCCGTTTGATGATATTTATAACAAAGTAAGTTGTGATTCTACAAGTAATTTTATTTATGTGGACATGAATAGTTTTATGCCAGAAAGATATTATCGATTAGAATTTAAAATTAAAGATGGAATCACAGAACAATATATAGATGACCAGATTTATTTTAAAGTAGTTAGATAATGGCAAAATTAAGAAAAAATTTTAAAGTTAATTTAGGAAAAAAACCTGTTAAACAAATAATACAGAATGCGGTACAACAGGCAGTTGGTAGAGCTATAGAAAAAGATCCGCGGATTATTGAAACTCAAACAAAATACCAAAAAAATGGACTAACATTTCAATCGAATAATAATAGTGTAGTTCCTAGAGATCGTGCCGGTAATATTAAATTACAAGAAAGTGCTACAGATAATCCTTTATTAATAATCGAAGCTGCTTCTAC